TGCGTTCGGCTCCACTAGTATGCTCGCCTGAACGGTTCCCACGAGTGACGCGCAGTTGATCACATCGACATGCGAAGGATCTTCAAACGTCACCGGGATAGCGGAGAGATCGATGACGATCGGCTGTCCGGCGGCCACGAACACTTGCTGCTGCGTCCACACATCGTCCTCGGCAAATATGCGCAGTTCAACGAGGGCAGCAACGGACGCCGACAACAACACAATCAGTTTCTTTCGGCCTGCCAATGAGCCGCTCGCCGCAAGGATGGTATTCGTCGCTATCGGATTTAGTAAGGTTCCGGTTTTCGGTCCCTCTGTGTTCCATTCTTCAGCAAAAGCCATAATCCTACGGTGCGCAGAACCCTTGAATATCTAGGCCGTGTGCAATCGCGCCAGTCGTGGTCACCGAGATTAAAGTTGCGGAGTTTGTTTGTTTTTTAGGCGTCGTAAAAGATATGGCTAAGCCGCGGCCGGCAACCGCCTCGAGATAGTACGGCCCGAGGATCGTCGTCGTCGTACTGTCTTCGATCTTGATGCTGGCGGCGGTGGCAGCATTCGTCGAAAAAACGATGTCGGTGATGTAGTTGAACTGGCCCGTTCCACATGAGGCATGAACGGTTGTATCCGTGAGCGCGCTCGACGAGTCCTCGTGATAGGTCCACTGTGTCGGATGCTGCCCGGTGTTCATCACCGCGCCATAGCGGTCCAGCGCCATCATGGCATAGCGACCATCGGCACCTGAGGCTTCATACGCCGGCGTGCCGTCCGCATCATTGCGCACGCCGAGGATGGCGACACCTCTATCTGCTGTCGTGTGGGCGGTATCCTCGTCCTTGCCCAGATGTGTGGCGCCGTTGCCGGGATTGACGCTTGTGCCGATCGTCGCGATATTGCCGGTCGAGTCGTTCGCGAGTGTGACGCGCTGCACACCAGTACCGGCCGCGCCGTTATTCATCGTGACCGCCACACCGTTCATTTGCGCGACGTTGAAAGGTTCGTTATCGGGGAAAGCGCCGACGGTCACCGTACCGCTCACGGGCTGCGTCGTTGCACTTGCATCCACGACGAGCGCGTTTCCTGCAGTGACATTAACGCCGCGTTCATTGCCGGCGGCGTCCCGGATCGTCGTATATTGATTTCGGTTCGCCGACATCCGCAAAAACCCGAAATTATTCTCCGTGATCGACGTCGGCGTAGTGTCGTCGAACACACCCGCAGCGGCAGTATTCAGTCCAGCATTCGCTGAGGCGCTATTCATCGTTGAGACCGGCGCCGTCGCGGATAGCGGATTCACCGAGAACGCCGTGTTATCCGAGGCGATTGTCACGCGCTGGCTGCCCGTGCCCGTCACGCCATTGCCTGTCGCGATACCCACGCCGCTGATCGTATTAACATCAACTTCGGCGCGCCCTGATGCGTTGACGCGCAGGTCTCGGATATTGCCCGATCCCTCCTTGCCTGCGATCCTGACCGGGTTTCCAGTGGCGGCCGCCCCATTTGCATCCGGTCCGGCCACAATGCAGCGCGTATCGGTTGCGCACACTACAGAATCCGAGTTCACGCCCGTCTGTGGCCCGCTCGGAGTTGCAGAAATTGCAGAGACGTTGACGTGCTGGTTGCCATCGGTGACAGTCGCGCAGTTCGTGATCGTCGTGGAATCACACGGAATCGTCGGCTGAGTCGTTGTCAGCTTTTGAGGCGCGACCGCTGGCAGAAGCGGCAGCATTGCAAAGAGAATTTCTATAATCAGATTCATAACTTACCTCTTGAAGACGGCGGTAATGGTGTACTGCGGACCGGTCGGCGAGCCACTAACGCCTGAGACTTTTTCTCGCACGCGAATGCGATCCCCCCAGGGACCTTGGCGCACGTTACCGGCAGTAAGCGTCTCTTGTTGCGCCGCGCTCCCTTGCACTTGTGTGGTTGCGAGCCTGCCAGCAATTGAAAAAATTTGAGTGATCACAGGCGCGCCGAATGTGAAGTTATTGCTTGCGACGAGATCGTTCCAAGTCGTGCCGCCGTCAAAACTGTCTTCTAAGAACAATTGAAGTGTTCCAGTGGCCGCGCCGCCGTTGGTGATATTGATTAAGATTTGGATATCGCAGTACTTGCCCAAGCCGGTTGTGGTTGTGCGTGTCGTGGTCCCGTTTGAAGTCGCGGCGGTCTGTGATGCCTGCAACGTCTTGGAGCTGTCATCGCCGAGTTCGACCGGGAGGCGGCTGCCGGCGGCATCCGCGACCAGCGTCGCCGCACCATCCACGCCGAATGCTGGCTTGATGAGCTGAAAATGGCGATTACTGACATCGTCGGTCGCTACAGCCGGCCCGGCCCCTGCGTTTATTTGGATGTCGTCGGCCACGGCTATTAACTCGCGGTGATCGTGCTAGAGGTTGGAATGCGCGGCGTGATTCCGTTGCCGCAGACTATGTTTGGCGTCAGTGCGCCGGAAATTAGAATTTTCCCCGTACCGCTGAACGCCGTGCCGATCGAGGCATGTGTCGCCGTCCCGCTGCCGCCCGTGCCGGCCGGGAAGTCCACATTCGCCGCTGGATTCGCGACGTCGCCGGTTATCGTGAAGCCGCCCGATGTCCGGTTGACCGAGACGCGCGTATAGCTCGTGTAGGCGATCTCGCTCGTCTGTTGGTTGCCGGTCTGCGGATCGGCTGTATGGAGCGCCCAATGCAATTGCGTTAGCGGCGAGCTCGCGGCGTTGTCGGCAATATTGGCGATGGCTGTCGCCTGCAAAATCAATTTGAGCAGGTCATTGGCAAAGGTATCGCCCCAGGATCCGCCACGGATTGGTAAGACGTGCCAGGCGAAGTAGACGCAATAGGAGTTGATCCGCGGGCAAATCGGCTTGATGAACTGGCCGGCGCGAATCAGAAAGCGAACGAGCGCCCGCTTGAACCGGTTCGCTCGAGAACTGAATCCCGGGAGTTGGCCTTGGAAAATGCCTTCAACGATTTTCGTTTGCATGGTTTTTCTCGCTTAGGTAGTCGGTTTCTTTCCTTTGTTTGGAACTTTCGGCGCGGCTTTATCCTCGGCCTTGTCCTTTGCTTTCGTTTCAGGCTCGGCCGGCTTGTCCTGCTTCGTCGTTTCCGGTATCGGATCCCCAGACGCGCAGGCGAGGAAGGCGCCGCGTGGGTCGCCTTCCTCGACGAGTTCAGTGCGGTCGGCGTTGAAATACAGCCGCCGGTCCGCTTTCGGTCGGTCGGACATGGGTTGCTCCTTCTCGAGGCGGTGGAGTGTGAGGCTCACGAGATCGTTACGGCGTCATGTCGACGACGCGATACCACACTTCGATGTTCAGGTCGGAATCACCGGTCGTGATTTCACCCACGAGCAGGTGCAGCACGAGCGCGGCGCTGTCTACCGGTGTGATTGCTGAATTGAGAGACGCGGCGCGATGGCCCTGGACGAACCGCACCTGGTTGGTAGTTTGATCGAGGAAGCCGGTCGTTTCACACTGCGCGACTTCCGCCCCGGATCCATCGGTATACTTCACCGACAGATCTTCGCCGGCAGCGATACCGCCATATGCCGTACCGGAAGGCTTTCGAATGACGGCACCTTCGAAAATATTGGCGAGGCCGGCACCAGGCGCCGGAACGAGCTCGCGCGGCGTCGCATTGAGCGCGAGCAACTGCGCCGCGGTAATTGTGACCTTTCGGCGGAAGATCCGAAATTGAGCGCCATCGATCTCGCTGCCGAACACGGGCTTGTTGTTTTCAATGACTGGCATGGACTTGACTCCTTTCCCAAAAGGAAAAAGGGGTGGAAGGCCCACCCCTTTTTGATGAAGAACGACAGCGATTAGAGACCGGTCACACTACAAATTGCCGCAGGACGGAAAACGACGAACGCATCGCGCATGTCAGCGCGGATCGTTCGCTTGCCTTCCTTGAATTGATCGCCAACGTAGCCGACCTGCACATCGATGCCGCGGCGCTCAAACAGAGACATCCACTGCGGCAAGGCCGAGATCACATAGCCGGTGCCGGCCGAATCGATGTCGCATTGCACGACTTGCAAACCCCACATACGTTCCGGGCCTGCTTCCGATGGATTGCCCCAAATGTAGATGCCGTCCGCCGTTCGCAGCAAACGCACGGATTCCCAATTGGTCGGATGAATAATGTGATGCGTGGGCATGACCCGGCCCGTCACCCGCAGCTTCGTCATGGCCTTGAAGAACGCGTCCGGAATCGGATCGGCGCCCTTTGCCTGAGTCTGGATCCCAACGATATTCTTGATGCCGCGCAGGTTCGGCGCGCTGCCGTCACCGATGAGCACCTGCGTATCCAGGCGCTGCCGCAGGCCGAAGGTGAGGCGGCCGTTGACGTAGCTGGATACGAACGGCACATCTTCCAACTGTTCATCCGTGACCGGCAACGAATCGGTAATCTTGCGGACGCTGGATTCACGCTCCGTCAGCGCGAACGCAGACTCAGCAAAAGCCACGCCTTCTGCTTTTTCTGCCGCAGAGTGCGTGCGCGTGGTTTCCTCCATGTAGACCACTTTTTCCATGCCGGTCTGGCCCATCGGCAGGATGTCGAGCAATTGAATCGGACGAGTGACCTTATCGACAACGAGACCAGGAATACGGATGGATTCCGGCGCCCAGCCGGCCGTCGTTTCCATCAGCGTCTTGAAGTGTGCGCCTGCCGCCAGTATGTCGCTTGGCCACAGATCCGGGAAGTTCATCACGAGGCCGGCAGCGTCCTTCCGCCGCTCTTTGATGAAATGCTGCACGTATTGGTCGTTGGTGATCAGGTCGCCGATCGCCTTGATTTGCTTCTGCCGGCGATCGCCCATGTCGGGATCCGGATCCGGATGGCGCAGGCCCTTGAGCCTGTCGAGTGTTCCGGCGGCCTTCTCGGCTTCGACCAGTTTCATGCACTCATCGTGGAGATCGTTGAGTTCGGTGTTCATACTGCGCACCTTCTCGGCGATCGCCACGGTGGTCAGGCCTGTACCGAGGCAGGCGACCTTCCGGAAATCCAGTTCGCCGGCGGGCGTCTTTGCCTCTTCGAAGACCTTCTCGAGTTCCTTTTGCTTCGCCTCGAGTTTCTTGCGCGCCTCAATCAACGCGACATTTGGCACGATCGCCAGCACCGTACCGGCTTCGCCGGCCGTCGTAGCAGCGAACGTAAAGACTGTCAGAATCAGCATGGCAATAAGCACCAAGCCGAGACCGAAGAGCATGTTCGGATTGTGAACGGGCGTCGCCGTGTAGCCGCGGCAGCACTCGAGCGCCCAAATTCGCTTTTTGTCGGATTTTGGAATCATGGAATTTAGCTCCTGTTGGATTGCCGCGCGGCCTTCGTCGAAATCTCGAGGAACGCGGCGTATGCTTTCTCTGCATCTGTACCGGTATCCGGAGACGTTTCCGTGAGGAATGCCCCAAGATCGGCGTGAAGAGTGTTCAACCGGTCCCAGTTCGCACGCGATAGGGCCCGGCCTTCTTTCTCGCGTCGGGCAGAGCGCACCTTACTCCGACGTTTTAGCTGCTCGATTGCGTTCACCGCAGAGTCGAGATGTTCGGCGTAGTCGAGCCCTTTCAGGCTCACTACAAGATCGAGTTGAACTTCCTGCCTATTCGACAGCGTCACGCTGCCGTCTCCATTCAACGTCCAGTCGAATTGATAATAAGAGTCGAGCCACTGCGTCCCGTCCCACTTCATGCTGACGACAATGATCGTGTCGTCGAGTGTGGCCTCGAGGTAGCAATATGGATCGTTAAGGACTGTACTGGCGGCGTTGCGCAGTGCGCGTTGAATCGCTTCCCAGCTGCCGGCCACCTCGGCCCAGGCCTTATTGCCGCGCTTTTTGACGGATAATGTGCCGGTATCGATGCCGGCGCCGAGCAGGACCGGCGAGACTTCGATGACGCGGAGTTCCTTCAGGAACAGAACGCGCTCCCCTTTGAATTCGCCTTTATCGGACTTTTTGATCTCGTAGCCGTAGCTGTATTCCTGTAGCGGTTTGCCCGCGTCAAAATCGAACTTGATCGCCGAATACCACTTCTGCGCGTCCGGGATGTCGAGGTTGAAGCGCATCTTGGCAACGACGTCGTCGCCCTTCTCGCTGATCACGGCGCGTCCGAGCGGAACAGAGCCCCAGTCGTGCGTCGGCACAATTTGCGCTTCCTGCTCACCAAAGGCACCCTTTAACGTGACGTCGCCATCGTGATCTTTCACGTTAAGCGTGGCAATTACGGCCGACACCTCGCCTTTAGCGTCGTCAATTGACTTGATTCGAAACGTCTTCGTCAGCTTCATTGTCGTCTCCATTGATGGGCTTTCCATCTGGCGTTACGAGAATCATGTTCGGATTCATGATGTAGACTTCGTCGTCGGCCGTTACCGGCAATCGGACGCCGCGCCGCGCCTCACTGCGCTTGATCCAGCCGCCACGCACGCCGATATCGAGCCGGCGCGCCCGCTCGACCTCGTTCTCCTGGAGCGCCTGGACCATCGCTTCATCGAAGAAACACTCAAACGTGTCCGGATTGCCTTCGAAGTCCACTAGTAGTTGATTCTCGAGATCGCCGGCCATGGCGTGTTGCATCGGAATGATTCCGCTGATCCAGGCGAGTTGCACGAGTTCACGCATCGTCGCCCCAACTTTCGTTTGCTGCAGGCCGCTCCCGAATCCAACGACGGCGGCCGGAATACCGAGAATTGCGCAGACTCGCTCTTCCGAGACATCGCGGACGCTCGAGAGTTCCAATTGCGCCGGCGACCAGGCGAACTGATGCACGTCCGTCGCGCCGCGCATGACGATGGCTTTGCCGCGGCGGTCGCCGCCAAAACGTTGATCAAAGATCTTTTCTGCATCCTGCGCATCAGTGGCACTGATGCTCGTGGTCTTCGGCGAGATGATCACGCCCGGCACGCCCATATTGCGCAATAAAGAAGCCGTGAAATTCGAAGCCTCGTCGTCGCTGAAGACTTCCCGAAGGACGGAATGGAGATCAGACATGCCCAGCCGCGGATTACGCGGATCCAGGCCGTTGCGAAGATGAACCACTTCCGATACCGGCACATCGACGGCCTGACCGCCCACCATGTATTCGTAATGCGTGATGAATTCGTTCTTCGCTGGATCGTGCTTTGGCGTCATCAACCAGGGCGGAATCCACCAGAGTTCAGCGACGCCCAGGAGCCGGCTTCGGACTTTGAGCCAATAGGCGTTGCCGTCGAGGATGTAGCAGGCGATTGTCGCGCGCCAGAGCGCGTTGCCGCTGTAGTGCGTATTCGGGTGCGCAATCAACCGAACCAGCGCATGATCCTCGACCACACTGTCGAGTTGAAATTTCTTGCGGATTTTGAGTGGCGCTTCCGGGAAGACGCGCTGGATGAACTTGACCGGCGCCATCACCACGGAGGAGCCGTAGCCGCGGCCGACTTCGCGCGCGTAGTCGTACTTCGTGCGCGGAAGCAAGCTGAAGATGGCGGCCGCGCCGGCGTGGATCATCCGCGAAAATGCTTTTCGCAGCCACTGGATCACCAGGTCTCACCCGCGCCGACTGGAATGAAATCGTCTTTCTGTTCGGTCTCAGCCGGCTTCGCTTCATCCGTCGAGGACCCAACCGGGCCCCAGCCGGATTGCAGCGCGCCGGCCTTGATCGCATCGTTACGCGCTTCGTTCGATAGTACGCCGGCCATGGCTAAATCAATTTTGTTTGGCGAATCCGATCGCTCTTTTTCGATCAGCCAAAGCGCCTTACCGGTATCGGCGTCTTTCTCGTTCAAGTACCGCTTGTGCGCGTTGCCGATATGCCGCGCGAGATCGCCGTTTCCGTCGTGTGAGAGCGCGCCTTCCTTGATCGCCGTGTCATAGGCTTCGAGCGCGTAACTCATCGGCTTGCGCCGGTTCGTCCACCATTCGATAAATACCTTATCGCCGTACTCCCCGGCCCATTTGGAAACCCAGCTTTGCCAGTACGGCGGGTCCGCGTAGACGCGAATCACGTTGTAAGCCTGAAAGAGCGCCCGGAATGTGTCGTCGACTTCATGCGCCGGCACGCGCCACTCTTTTGCTTGTGTTCCATACGGGCATTCCCAAAGCCCAGGCACCCACTGAAAGCCGGTTGCGAGATGTGTCGCAACAATCCCAGTACTATCGTCGGTCTGCGAACCGTCAAAGCCGAGCGCGATTGAGTCGCCCGGCTGAACCGGATTCGGCGCGCGCAAGGATTTGAATTTCTGAACGTCGAACGCCTTCCGCGTTGAGCGCATCAGCCGGTTGCAGTAGACGCGCGCCGCGTAAGCCAAGTCGGTCGTTGGATCAGCGAAGAGTTGCACAATCGATTCAATATCGCGCCAGACCGCAGCTGGGCCAGAAGCCTCAATCACTGCGGCCCGGACGGCTTCTTGATTTCGAAGGTTGTACTTCGCCGGCGTCTCTGCCTTGATGTCGTAGCGCTCGTCGGCTTGCCGGTGAAAGAAAAAGAGGCGCTCGTCTTTAACCTTACCGCCGTCGACCTGGCGCGCGTATTCAAACGTCGCCTCAGCAACAGACCCGCTACCGGGTTCCGGTGCCGTAGTTGTTTCGAGCGTCCAGGCGTCGGCGAGTTTTCGTTTGGGAATATTGGCCAACATCGTCTGATGCGCGCGCTTCAGTCGCTCGAGCGTCCACCAGTGGGTTTCATCGCAGACTTGGAATGTCGTCCGCGCACCGTCTCGTGCATTCGGCGCGCCGGCAATAGACACAGCCTTTCCGTCGCCCTTGGCCCGCATGATCCGATCGAGACCGATATCGAAATCATTCACAAGCGGACTGTTCTCGAGAACGGCCTTGAGTGCACCGTAGCAGAGTTCGTCCGACTGCTCTTCCGTGTAAGCCGACAGGACAATGAAAGGATCCGTCACCGGTCCACCGATCGGCTCGCTACCCTTCCAGCCGACGCAGCGGACCGGCGCGCTCGGATGTAGCTCGGCGGCGGCAATCCAAGCCGCGAATTCCGTCTTCGCCGTTCCCTTCGCGAGCGAAATTCCGGCACGCTTGAATCGGCGTCGGCCGGCTTGCGGATGTTTTTTCGGAAAGACTTCGTAAAGCCGCCACACGAGCCAGCGCTTTTCATCGTCGAGCTTCGCCGGCAGTCCGCGGAGATCGCCCGGCCCGTAAACAAGATTTTCTTCGATCCATTGACAGACTTGCGCGCCGAGGCTCGGCCAGACTTTCCGGCGGTCATCCGGAACCATCAGCACGCTCATGCCGCTATCGATCCCTTCAGGCGTTCGACGTCCGCACGTAAGAACCGAAGCCGCTTTTGCTTGCTACCCGGAAACAGGTGGCCGCGAATCCGAAGTCCCTGTTCATTCTCACCGTTAATGTACTTGCGGCGAAAATGCCGGCGCGATAGTCCGATGAGCGCCGCGGCCTCGTCGATGTCTAGCCACATATAGTCATTTGTTGAACTTCAAAAGCTTCCGCGGATCCGTGCCGGTCGGCGTGGTCGAGGCTTGCGGCGCCGGCTTCTTGTCGGTCGCTTCCGTCACCGTCCAGTTCATTCGATTTCGGTCCCAATTCGAGAGGCCGAAGCGCGCCGTTTGCTGCCGGATCTCCGCGGCGAGTTCGCGCCGCTCTTTGGCGTTCCCTGCAAGGTAGAAGTCGTCGACGAGTAAGGCGACAAAGCCGAGTTGATCTCGATCCGAATTCAGGTAGCGCGGCGCCATCGGCGAGCGCCAGACATTACGCCACCATATTTTTGTGAGCTTATGCCATTTCCGCTTATCCGGATTCGGTATCGCCGGCACGCGGACATCGGTCGGCGCCGTGAGTTCGGTAGCCTCGGCTTTTTTGTTTCGACGTTGACGGACTGCCGGATCCTTCGGCGGCGGCCCTGGCATTTAAGTCCTTTGCGATTGCATAAAGAACGCGTTTTTAGGAACTCGTACGCGGTTTTTTCCACCTACCGCGCGGTCAGAAGGCAGGGGTACCTGGAAGAAATCAACTACCACCACCGTATCGCTTCTCATCTTCATGCGCCTGAATTGCATTGCAACTGCGGCATAATCCTTGCAGATTGTCTCTCGTGTTCGTTCCACCGTAGCGCAGCGGAATGACATGACCCGCGAGCTCGGTCGCTCGTACCTTGCAGCGCCGGCACACTGGTTCTTCTTGCCGGACCTGGTGCGAGAGCCGATCAAATGCCGCATCGTAGCCACGTGCCTGCGCGTTCGGTCTCGTGTCGCGTCGACTGTGCACCTTGCAGCGCGTCGCAGTGGTGAGCGTGGGACAACCAGGCTCGGCACAGACACGCAATCAGTTCCGGCCTGGGTCACGGATTACCTTCAGCCAATAACGTCCGCGCGGTGCTGCATCCGGTGGACGCGGCATTGGCGTCTTATCCGCTTCTTCGTGCGGACGCTTGCACTTCTTACAGCCGCACAGCAACCACTCAGGCCCTTCGATGTTCACGCCCAGTACGCGTCGCAGGCTGCCCATGATCCCCTCGTAATCCGGATGCATGAATTCATAGATCAGGGTGGAGAGCTGAAAAAGCCCGTTGGTGCGGTTGGGTAACAGCAGTCCGAGTAGCCGGAGTCGAGGGAATGCGTATTGTGGCAGGCGGATTTCCACGCCTCCGGGAGTCAAAATGGGGTGTCCCCAGTCGGCCTTCAGACGCTCAGTGAGCGGGCCTCGGCCAGGGCGATCAGTTAAAAGATTTTTTTGGGAATAGGGGGGCATGTCAACGCTGGTTTGTCGGGAGAGCCAGGCTCCGTCCAAATTGGAATTATCTTACCACCGCATGCAATAGGCTCCGGCTATCAGAAAGCGATTTTGTATATAAACGCACTCCTGTTCGCCGACTGGTTTCACCGTGGCACCACCCCTCGGGATAGCTCAGACTTGGCTAACAAATGCAATCCTCTTTTCGTTGTGCGTATGAATCGCCAACCCGCTGCCTTGAAGCAATACCCAGGATTCGTGCTCTGGATTCGTGACGGGTCCACGTAGGTGTAACAGCGATTCGGTCCCCACTTCGCGAGCGCCAGTCGTTCGCATTCCAGGATGATGTCGCTGGATTTTCGCCCCGATTCGTTCCGAAAGATCGCGCAGTTGTAGCCTGCCTGACCGTCCATGCGCATCGACTCGTCGGGCCACACCCACCCGAATAGCAGCGTCCCTTCGGTGTTACGGATTACGAGCTTCCGTCCGCTATAAAGAAACTGCCGCGCTCCGATGGTGCGCCGAGAGTAGTGCCGATCCGCGAGCATGGCCATTTCAGGGTCGAAATGGGTCGTCACGATCAAGTCATCCGTGAACGGAAGCATCATCACGTGACCATCCCTCTCGCCACCAGACAGGCGATCATTTCTGCCGCCTGCCGAATTCCGCTATCAGCAACGCTTCACTTGTCGCGTGAGTAATCTTGAGCGTCGGATACCACTGCTGCGCGAGCTGCTTCGAGCCGTTTTTCTTTTCCGTCTTCGAATCGTCCGCGCTGTATTTGAGACCGAGCGCTTTCTTCCAGCGCTGCGGCGAGACGTCCTCGAACGGGATTTGCAGCGCGACGAGTAAGCCGCGCAGAAAGCCGTAAGATCTGCCGAACTTGAAGCTGGATGCAACTCCCTGCTTTGGCATGCTGTGTACCGATTCGATGTAGCCGCGGACGATGTACGGCGCGTATTCTCGCAGCAGTTCCGCCGTGTCGGCTTCGGTGTCCGGCATTGGTGAGACCACGCAGAATCCGTCCGCGATCAACGCGAGTCCTCCGGATTGCCCTGGATCGACACCGAGAACAAGGTTTGGCAATTCAAGTAGTCGTGGCTGTGCGCTCATACCCGCCCCTTATCCCGGCACGACTTGCACAGTCGCTCGATGCAGTCGAAGCCGCGAAACTCCAGCGGCGTGCGTCGCAGATTACAACCCGGACAGATACGGCCTTCCGGTGGCAGTGGTTCCGGCTCTGGCCGTCGTATCCGGAACGCGTGCCGGCGTTCCGGACGAACGATGGAGCGTTGTTCAATCGCGCGGTCTACAGCGTCGGCGTTGCTGAATGAAACCCGCCCGTAATTCATTTGCACCTCCCACAACGGCGGCCCTTACGCTTCAAAGGCTGGCCGCAGATTTCACAGGTTTTTCGTTTGCCGTTCATGCTTCACCTACTTCTCGATTCTTGTCGCGGAATGCTCGTAGCTGGGCTTGGCGGCGGCGTTCCCACTCGGCCGCATCCGGCTGATCGATTGGAGCCTTCGGCATTTGAAAGCCGTGAGCGGCAGCCGAGACCTGCCGTTCGATTTCATCCGCACGCGTTTTCCCTTCCAGGCGGATCCGCTCGAGCTCGCCAGCTTGAAGTGGTTCCCAGTCCGGTGGTTTATCGCCGCGATCGAGGATGTGACGCGAGTCCTGGATTACATCCTGCTGCTGCCACTGCGAGGCGTAGAGCCGGAGCTGCTGGATGCTCGGAAGAAAATCACCGAGATATTTCAAGGCCTGATCAAAGGCGTGCCGGAGTTGTGCTTCGCCGATATCACTTAGGCCGCGGCAATAGAGCAGGATCCGCTCCGGCGGGATGGTCTGCCCCAGGGCTGTCCCGAGCTGTGCCAAACAATTGCTGATCAATGAGCGCCGCCGTTTCTCGATTCTTTCTGGCGACTCTTTCCCCGTGGGTTTCTTTGTCCGGTCCATTTCGACTTCTCCGGTGAATTGGCTTGTTGAATTCATCGACAGGTGAGTTTTTAAAGACGGCGTAGCGTTTTGGGTTGGCAAGGTCGGCGAGGCTGTACTGTCCAAGTGGGGAGGCAAAGTAGTTTTCGCATGCCTGTTCCCAATCTGGCGGCAGTTGCCGTGCGGGGATTGTAAATGCGTTTCGAAGTTTCGCCAGCATGACGAAATCTCCGCCCTCGGGAACGTAGGGAACTCCGGTCCTTTCCCGACATTTGGCGGCGTAGCAATCGCTAGCCAGGTCGCGGGGGTGGCCGCCGCGTTTTTTAGCCGGCGGCGGCACCAGTTCTAAGAGAGAGTTATTTTTAAGATTTGGAGAATCTTGAAGAGAGGGTTCAGGATTCAGGATTCTGGAATCAGGGATCAGGGATCGGGAATCAGGAGTGGCACGCCCGGATTTTTCTGGATACCCTATCCTTAGCCTATCCAAATCAGCCGGACTGATCTCCTGTTTAACCTCTGGATATTTCGCCAGGAACATCTGAATAAGTGCAGATTTATGAAGATCTTCAACGATATGGTGAGCAGCGCTTTTGCGAGCTTTTTCGCCCCTTGCCTGGTACTTCATCATGCGGCAGACCCAGACGA